ATTGGTAGATCAATGACTCAAGATGGTGATATGAACAGGGGTAAAGTTCCAATACAAGAACTACAAGCTTCAGCCGGTGGTGCTAAGATAGCTTCTTTAACAAACACTTATCAGTATTGGTTACAAATGATGAGAGATGTTACTGGACTTAATGAAGCTAGAGATGGTAGCATGCCTGACAAAGATGCTTTAGTAGGTTTACAGAAATTAGCGGCAGCTAATTCAAACGTAGCTACAAGACATATATTAAAGTCCAGTTTATATTTAACATTAAAGACTTGTGAAAACGTAGCACTAAGAATAGCTGATTGTTTACAATTTCCATTACTTAGAGATTCTATACAGTCTAGTATTTCAAGGTATAACGTTGGTACGTTAGATGAACTAGCTGGTTTAAACTTACACGATTTTGGTATATTCTTAGAACTAGAACCAGATGAAGAAGAAAGAGCAATGCTAGAGCAAAACATACAAGTTGCACTTCAACAAGGTTCTATATATCTTGAAGATTCAATTGATATAAGAGAAGTTAAAAACTTAAAGTTAGCTAATCAACTTCTTAAGCAAAGAAGAAAAAGAAAAATGGAGCAAGATCAACAAGCTCAACAAGCTAACATACAAGCTCAAGCTCAAGCAAATGCAGAGCAAGCTGAAAGAGCTGCGATGAACGAAGTACAAAAACAACAAGCATTAGCAGAAACAACACTCCAAATAGAACAAGGTAAATCTCAGTTTGCAATCCAGAAGATGAGGGAAGAAGCTGAAATAAAGAAACAACTAATGGAGTTAGAGTTTCAGTTTAATATAGAATTAGCTAAAAAGCAAGGTGAAGCTAAAAGATCTGAAGAGTCTTACAAAGAAGATAGAAAAGACGAAAGAACAAAAATACAAGCAACTCAACAAAGTGAATTAATAGATCAAAGAAAAAACGATTTATTACCAAAGAATTTTGAATCCGCAGGGCAAGATACTCTAGGTGGATTTGGAACGGAGCAATTTGCTCCAAAATAAATAACAATTATATAATATTATATTATGGAAACAAATGGAAAAGTAGCTCAAGAAGGAGAGTTTAAAATGAAGAAAAAAAGAGGTAGACCTAAAAAGTTACATACTAAAGAAGATGGAACAATAAAAGTAGATTTATCTAAAAAAGAAGAAACAACAGAAAACAAAGAAAATGCCGTTCAAGAGCCAAGCACAGAGAAAGTTGTGTTACAGTCTAATGAGCAGAGCGAAGAAAAAGAAACAAGCTCTGAAGTGGGATTGCAAGAGGTGGGAACAACACACGAAGAAGAAAAACCTACCGAACAAAGTAAAAAAGAAGAAATAGATGTAATACAAGAAATAGGGGAGAAACCGAGTGAAGAACCTATTAAAGAGCAGATTACAAAAGAAATTAAAGAAGATCCTAAAATGGATCTACCAGAAAACATAGAGAAACTAGTTGACTTTATGAAAGATACTGGTGGAACTGTTGAGGACTTTGTAAGGCTTAATGCCGATTATTCTAATGTTAGTAACGATGTGTTACTAAAAGAATATTACAAAAAGACTAAACCTCATCTAGATGCTGATGAAATAGATTTTATCATGGAAGATAAATTTCTATTTGATGAAGACTACGATGATGAAAAACAGATTCGCAAGAAAAAGCTTGCGTATAAAGAAGAAGTTGCGAAAGCCAAAAACTTTTTAGAAGACTTAAAGGGTAAATACTATGACGAGATCAAGTTGAGACCGGGTGTTACTCAAGAGCAGAAAAAAGCAATGGACTTTTTCAACAGATACCAACAAGAACAAGAAGTGTCAAAACAGCAACACGAAAATTTTAAAACTACTACTAGAAAATACTTTTCAGAAGAATTCAAAGGTTTTGATTTCAATTTAGGAGAGAAAAAATTTAGGTATGGAGTTTCAAACCCTTCTCAAGTTGCAGATGTTCAAAGTGACTTATCAAATTTTGTAGGGAAGTTCCTAAACGAAGATGGAAGTGTGAATGATCATCAAGGTTATCACAAGGCACTATACGCAGCACGTAATGCTGATACTATAGCTAAACATTTTTATGAGCAAGGCAAAGCCGATGCAACTAAAGATATAGCTGCTAAATCTAAAAATATAAGTAATGAACCAAGAGTTACATCTTCTGGTGAAGTATTTATTAACGGATTAAAAGTAAAAGCAATAAGTGGTGTTGATAGTTCTAAATTAAAAATCAAAAAACGTTAAAACGTTTAAAACTAAAAAACAAAAAAAATGGGAACATTAACAAGTAATTCACCTGGTTTAGTGCCAGCTCCTATAAAAGGACAAGCATTAAACAGCAACTACTTGAGCTTTACAGATGGTACTAACGATTTTGCTCAGCAATATCTACCAGAACTTTACGAAGCTGAAGTAGAAAGATATGGAAACAGAACAATTTCTGGTTTCTTAAGAATGGTTGGCGCTGAAATGCCAATGACATCGGATCAAGTTGTTTGGTCTGAACAAAATAGACTACATGTGTCTTATGATACTGCTGCTATTGATGCTGCTAATGGAGATGAAATTGATATTACTACTGGTGCTGGTAACGAGTGTGCTATTAAAGTCAATCAAACTATAGTTGTACAAGGAGCTGCTGGTGAAATGACAGCTTTAGTAACAGCTGTTGGAGCTGAAGCTGCTGGTGTTTGTACTATTACATGTAAACCTTACACCAATGCTGACTTCGTTACAGGTGCTGCTGGTTTATTTACTTTAGCTGATCCTGTAACTGTATTTGTATATGGTTCTGAATATGCTAAAGGATCTGAGCCTACTATTAGTACTCTTACTCCTGCTTTTACTCAGTATGACAACAAACCAATTATTTTAAGAGATGAGTTTCAGGTTAATGGATCTGATGTTGCTCAAATCGGTTGGGTTGAAGTTGCTACTGAAGATGGAACTTCTGGGTACTTATGGTATTTAAAAGCTGAGTCTGAAACTAGACTAAGATTTGAAGATTACATGGAAATGTCTATGGTTGAAGCTGAGAAAAAAGCTGGAACATCTACAGTTGCTGTTGATGGTTCTGAAGGTTTATTCGCTGCTATCAAAGATAGAGGTCAAGTAATGGATGGTTTTTCTGGAGCTGCTGGTGGTTCTGGAGCTTTAGACGATTTCGATACTATACTTAAGCAATTAGATAAAGAAGGTTCAATTGAAGAAAACATGCTTTTCTTAAATAGAGAACTTGCTTTAGATATTGATGATATGTTAGCTAACGTTAATGGAGGATCTCAAGGTACTAACCCTGCTGGTGTTAATAACGCTGTTGGTGCTTCTTATGGTTTATTCAACAACGAAGCTGATATGGCGCTTAACTTAGGTTTCTCTGGTTTTAGAAGAGGTTCTTACGACTTCTACAAAACTGATTGGAAATACCTAAATGATGCAGCTACTAGAGGTGTATTAGGTTTAACTGCAATCGTTCCAGGTAATACTGTTGAAGGTGTTATGGTACCTGCAGGAACTTACTGTTTACGACCAAATTTTAGGTTCTAACATTAGACGTCCTTTCTTACACGTAAGATATAGAGCTTCTGAAGCTGATGATCGAAGAATGAAGTCTTGGGTGACTGGTTCTGTTGGAGGTGCTTACACTTCTGGATTAGATGCTATGAAAGTTCATTTCTTATCTGAGAGATGTCTTTGCGTTCAAGGTGCAAATAACTTCGTGTTATTCCAAGCTTAAGAATACAAAAATAATGCTAGGGTGCTTCGGCACTCTAGCTTTTTAATTATATTATATTATATTTATGGAAACAAAAACTGAAAAAAAGCCCACTAAAAAAGTAGTGGACAATACTCCAATGGCAGAAAGAGGCTGGGAGATTAAAGATAGACATTATTTACTTAAAGGTAATTTAAAACCTCTTACATTTAGATTAAGGTCTAAATCATCTAGAAGAACACCATTACTTTATTTTGATGAAGATAAAGGTTACAACAGAGAGCTTAGATATGCTTCTAATCAAAAATCTGTATTTGTAGATGAACAAAAAGGAACTTGTATATTAGGACACATCATGTTTAAGAACGGTGTTTTATTCGTACCTAAAAACGAACAAGCTTTACAAAAGATGCTATCACTATATCACCCTTTCAAAGATAAAAAATATGAAGAGTTTGATGCTGTTAGAGAAGCTGTTGATGAACTAGGAGACTTAGATGCTCAGATAGATGCTTTAAACTTGGCTAGAGAAATAGATATTGATCAAGCTGAAGCAATAATGAGAGTTGAGGTTGGTTCTAAAGTAGCTGAGATGAGTTCTAAAGAACTTAAAAGAGATTTAATGCTATTTGCAAAAAGAAATCCTTACTTGTTTATAGAATTAGCTAATGATGAAAACGTAGAGCTAAGGAACTTTGGAATTGTAGCTACCGAAAACGGTATTATAAAGCTATCACAAGATCAAAGAACATTTAGTTGGGGAAGTAACGACAGGAAGTTGATGACTGTACCTTTTGAAGAAAATCCATACTCAGCGTTAGCTGTTTGGTTTAAAACTGATGAAGGTGTTGAAGTTTACAAGTCGATACAGAAAAAGCTAAAATAGCATGTAACTATATATAAGGCGGCAATTACGCCGCCTTTTTTTTTAATAAGATATTACAATGGCAATAAGCGTAGACGATGTATATAAAACTGTTTTGTTTATATTAAACAAAGAACAAAGAGGCTACATGCCTCCAGCTGAGTTTAATAGGATAGCAACTCACGTACAAAGAGAAATATTTGAAGGTTACTTCCAATATGAGAACAAACAATACAGATTACCAGATAATGAATCTGAATACAGCGATCGCTCTAAAAGCGTTGATGAAAAAATATCTGTACTAAAAAGATTAAGTCCTGCCTTAAACAAAGTAGGTGACTACTTCGAACAACCTAATGACTTCTATAAGTTAGGTACTGTAATATATACAAATACTAAAGGTGATCAACTAGAGGTACAGAGAATACAAGAAAACGATCTATTATACGTTAACATGTCTCCGTTAACAAAACCATCCCTAACACATCCTATTTACACATACAGAGATAACAAGATATATGTTCACTCAGGAGCTACAGATGTAGCAAGTAATAGTATATCAATAAGTTATTTAAAAGATCCAGCTGACGTAGTGTGGAGTTATTGGGTGGATGACAATAGTGGTGGTTACATATACAATGACGGTGGAGCACAACCACCTAATACTACTGGTCCTGTTCCGCCAACAGGCTCTGTGAACTTTGAA